ATATTTCCAGGCACCACAAGATTATGACCAGACCCCAGACTTACGTTTCCAGAACCAGCAACATTTTCAATTGTATCTACTTTTATCTTTGATGACATTTATTTTTTTCCTATTATACCCATGATGGTTTTGTTGGGAATGTTTGAACCAACTGATGACGTTCATCAAACTCAACAACAGTAAATGTTTTTGTGCAATCTCGTAGTTTTTGTCTATATTCTGAAACTTCTTTCTTTTTTTCTTCACTTATTGGATAATCAGTTGTCATATATTTATCCGTTGCATCTAATAAAAGATTTCTATTATGACGATATGCCCATATTACATCATCTACTTTAATTTGTTTTTGTTTTTCTTTATTTGTTTCTGAAATACTTACTGTCATCATTCACTCCTAAAACGGATTTGCACCAAATACTGCAACAAACTCTATTGTTGCATATGACCCAGAACCACTACTTTCGTTCTTATTAAAGGTAACTCTTAAAACATTATTACTAGGTTTACTGCATGAAATGTCTCCGTTACCACCATTAGCATTTAAAGTATAAACTCCTATATAAGTTGCATTATGACCTACTTGAAAGTTTTCAAACCTAGCATATGTTGAAGTTGATTGGTCGTGACTATATCCAGCGATAACATAGCAACCACCATTTGTATCAACTGTAAAATCATAATAACTATCTGTTCTACTTTGACCAGTAGCTCTGATTGCAGTAATAGGATGAGACATAATTTGTGAACCAGTGTCTGCTGTGAAACCAGAACCAGTAACAGAATTTTGAACTCTAAAAGAATCTACTGAATTAGCACCAATTCTAAATGAGTCATCTGCGTGTTTATAGTTAATAAAGCCTGCATATTCTCCAGCACCAGAAGTTGCATCTGAAAAATAAATAGCAGTTTCCGAACTATTAGTTGACCTAAGTGTCATACCGATATTACCACTGTCCGATATAGTGAGGTTGTCAGCATTTACTTCACCTTCTGTGGTTGTTCCTATCATAACCCTATTGTTAGTTGCATCAACCTTTAAGGTGTCAGTATCCACTGTAAGGTCACCAGTAATAGTTGTATTACCAGTTATTGCAGCCGTACCACCCATAGTAGTGTTACCAGTAACACCAAGTGTTCCACCTATTGTTGCATTTGTTTGAACTGCAAGAGTATCACCAGACTCAATCTTAACTGTATTTGCATCTCCACCAGATGTTTGTCCTGCTATTGTTGTGACTGTAATCTTACTCATGTCTATACCACCGAAAGTTCACCATTGATTGTAAGTGTTACTCCACTTGCAATTGTCAACGGCCCTGCTGCTAATCCATTATTGTTTGCGTCTATAGCAACACTTGTGTTTAGTTCGTTCTCATGGACACGAATAATATCTCCAGCACCACCAGAACCCTCTCCAAGAAACTTACCACCACCAAGTCCAGATGCACTTACTCTTTTGAGTGCAGATGCAGAGGTATCAAAAACAATTAATGTATCACCATCAGCTGCTTTGTTTACGTCTGCGTTTGCGAGAGTTGTACTTGCACCTTGGATAGCTGCGTTTCCTAAAGTTGTTAATGTACTCATTTTATTTTCCCTTTAACATCTTTTGTAGTTCTGACGTAGACCCTACGAATAATGCGTTTGTTACATTCTTAGGTGCGTTACTTGGTACTTCTTTCAACTTTTGCATCTTCAATTGTAACTCACCTAGTTTTTCCGTGACATCTGCAACTTGTTTAATTAGATTACCAGCAACTTCATATGAACGTGGTGTTTCACTTTCCTTTGCAAGTTCAAGTATTCCATCTATTGCATCTTGTCCTCTTTCAACCAACTGATAGAAATTTCTACGTTGGTACTCATAATCATTATCTACTTCCTCTGGAACTTTTACCTCTGGTAAAGTTACTGTAGAGGTTGATGTTTCAACAACATCAGTTATCCCTAATACATTATCAAGTACGTTTACGCTGGTTTCAGAGGCCATTTGACATTTTCCAAAACCCCATCTTTCAATGTTGCGTCTTTACCATCTTTGTGTGCTGGTAAATCACGAAGTGCTTGTCGATAGGTTTTCATATTATCTGCCATGGTTACATCAGCGAGTGCAGTCCAATCTGTTTCAGCAAGTTTTACATCTCTCTGTCTACGAAGTTCTTTCATAGGTGCAGCTGCATCAATAGCGGTCATCTTGTCTGATACTTGTTTCCAAGTTACACCAAATTTTGTTGGGTCAGCAGATTCGATTGCAGTATTGTCAGCAGTTGCTCCAGTAACTTTTCTGAACATTTCATGGAACTCTGATTCCTTTGTAGGCTCTCCACGAAGTACCCACTCTGTGATTTTAAGTTCACTTAATGCTTCTGCGACTGTTGCCATTTTAGTTTCTCCTATTAATTCTTTTCTATATTTATAAGTGTTGTCTATCCAGAAATTCTGTATCCTTCAAACCATGATTCGTGTCCAGATGTTGAACCTACAACTCCAATATCACTACCATAATCATGATAAACATACAATCCTAAACTCATACCAGAAGTGACTCTATATAAAAAATTAACTTCTGCACATTGATAGACACCAGTTCTATTTGAACCAACAGTTTCAGTTTGACCAAGAACAGTATTGCCTGTACCACCTTGATAAATTCCAACAAGTAATCTATTACATTCTCTATTACCAAGTCTTATATGTCCAGTTAAGTGATAAAGACCAGCAGTTGCAGCTGTTATTACAATATTATTTCCACTATGTAAACTGTGTGAGTCATGTATCGCATGGTCGGTATTTACTTGTGTCCAACTACCACTTGCATGGTTGTCACTACCATCTGGAACAATTTTCCAGTGTACAATTTTATCTTGTGCAGCTAATACTGTACCATCACTTGCAAGAGTTATTCCAGTTGTACCACCACTGTGTTGAATTGTATTTACTTTTAATGTTGATGCCATGTCCTATTCCTTACGTTGCAATCTCTTGTAACATCATTACTGTGTTTCCGTAACTTCCCATAATCTGAGCAGAAGATGCAGTTGAATGTCTATTAATACCAAGAGAATATGTAACACTTGATGCACCAGGCGTGTCTAAAAATTGTAGTGTTTGCCATGCCCAAATCTCACTACTATATGATAATAGTTGTGGTTCAGTGCCACTAGTTATTTTTGTTCCACTTGCAACATCTCCTCTGTATAAAGCTATTCTTGCACCATTGTAAGAACCACTTGTTGTAGTTTTAATTAAAACATTAAAAGTAACTAATACTTTATTTGATGAGTCTTTCATAGTAAAAGTGCTTGTTGTTGGGCCTTGTACATATGAAGTAGAAGCTGTATTAACGTTAGCACTTGCAGTAGACTGTTGGACTTGAACAACCATACCAGGCGATGTAACCCCTCCACCATCAGTTACTACGAGTTTCTTACCAGTAGGAACTGTAATCGTTGAACCACTTGCAGTGTTTAGATTATTTACGAATAAAGTACTCATTGTGCTATCTCTTGAACTGTTATTGATGATGTTAACGAATAATCACTATTTGAGTTTCTTCTGTTTATACACAAATCACCACTCCCACCTTGTCTTAATGCTTGCACCTTATAGGTTGTTGCACTTGTTGTTGCTGGATTATCAAGATGTGTAAAACTATACATATTACCTAAATTGGTTGCACTATGTCTTACCATTGCAAAACCTCGTCTTTCTTCACTGCTTCCTTGAGTATTATTTGGTATTCTAGTTGAACCCCTAACTATCTTTAACATACCAGCATCATCATATGATGCATATACATGAACAGTTATTAGTATTTTACTACTATTAAAAAAAGGTGTTATTGTAACAGACAAATCACTAACATCTACATATGAACCACTTGTTGTGCTCTGTTGAGTTAATCCAGTTGAAGACAAAGTTTGTAGAATTGAACCAGCTGGCATCTTAACTTTTGTTGCTGCTGTTGCACCTTGAATTTCATCTACTATTAATGTTGAACCCATTCTTTATCCCCTATACAATCGTAAGATTTCCGTTGACTGTAAGGTTTACAGTTCCAGAAGTTGATATAGTCAAAGGCCCAGCACATGATGCATTATCACCAGATGCAATAGTCACACTAGTGTTTAGAGTTTGTTCATTTATACGAAAGATATCTTTTTTACCATTTGTAGTATCTCCAGTAAGAGCACCACTATTATTATCTCCTTGAAACACACCAGCACCACCAGCTCCAGCAGCTATTTTTGCATCAGTAACGGCAGAGTTTGCAAGGTCAGCAGTTGCAATTGAGGCGTCTTCAATAGAACGTGAAATTACTTTTCTGATTGCCATGTCTTATTCCTTTATGTTATTTATGCGTCCTCAGTATCCGTACCAGATGTTTCGTCAAAATTCTTTGCATCTTCAAAGAAGGAAGATGTTTCATTAAATCCGAAGTTATCATCTGCATCTGCTGTGATGGGATTGGGTGTAACTGTGTACCTCTGTTCCCTTTTAGGTGCGTTGACAGGCATATCTGTGTATTGGTCAACTTGCACTTGTTTAATAACTTTCTGGTCAACAACTGGGCCGTATAGATAGAACTTTGCAGTAAATGTAAGAGTATACGTCAATACCCTTCTATCATTAAAGTCACCATCATATGAGTCTTCATATGCAACATTATTTAGAACAATCGGAACATCTCTTGTTGTTCCCATTGCAGAATTATCATTTAATGTGATTGTGTAATCTGGTTGAAAAAAAGGTAAAATTTGTTCTACGATTTGTAGTGCATCGTCAGAACTTTTTGCCATCACCACCAATTCAAAATCTAAGTTGTATGGTACAGGCATAAACTGTGATGAAATAGTTTTACCATCTTCTGAATTATTTGTCTTTTTAATTTTTTGTATTGAGTTAAGTTTTCGTGAAGAGTCATATGAAATACCAGAAATTTCAAATCCGACTCTTGGTAAAGTCAGTGCAACCTTTTTGTTTAGGTTTGGGTCTTCTCGTAGTCTAGTTAAAAACTTTTGTTTTGGGCCGTATGCAAGAGGAACTTTCATACTTTGTACTACCCCACCAGAACTATTTTTTCTTACGATATTGATGTTGTTGAAAATA